GACATTGTTGCGTGTGCATCATCATGCGAACACTTGTATTCATATACAGGCATTACTTACCGCTCTTTTTTCTCTTCTCTGCTAAGGCGTTAAAGTCTTTAACCTTAGTATCTCCCAAGTATCCCCAAGCATGTCCATCTGCAATCATTTTTTCATTTAATGATACATTTGCTCCATCTAGATAAACCCACCCTAAAATTCTTCCATACTTTTCAGAGCTATCCATCTTCTCTGTTTTAATAACAACTGTTTTAGCCGCTTCAATCTCATGCTTCAGATAAGCTTTTGCTTCAAGACCTAGAGCCTTTTCCATCTTATCTGTTGTTCTGCTTTCTGGTGTATCGATACCAGCAAGTCTGACTCTTGAGCTAAAAGAGATATCAAATCCAAGATCAATATCTACGTCGATTGTGTCTCCGTCCACAACTTTAGTAACCTTCTTTACATAATACTCAAACATGATTCTCCTTAATATTAATGAGCAGTTTGAGGACATGCTCAGGTCCATCCTTCGGGTAGCGACCCGAATAGTCTGCGACTCCCCAGTGACGGGGTGCAGATCTCTATTATACTATTTATTTGATTTTGATGGTCTTTGGCTTCTTCTCTTCTGGTAGAATGCGTACAATATCAATCTTAAGCATTCCATCCTTTAGTTCCGCTGCCTTTACTTCCATATATTCACCAAGAGCCCACTCACGAGTAAATTTACGGGCTGCGATTCCACGATGGATAAACTTAGAATCGTTATCCTCTGTGTTTAATTCTCCCTTTACAGTGAGCTTGCCGTCTGCTGTTGACACATCAATATCTGTCTTAGCAAATCCAGCAACTGCTAGTTCGACAACAAAGTTGTCTTCGTCTAATTTGATTACGTTATATGGTGGATAGTTAGTTGCACTTGATACTGTTTGAGCGTGGCTCCATGTATCTAAAGCTCTATCAAATCCAATAAAAAAAGGATCCTTGAAAAGATCCCAGGTGTATGTTGTTACCATTTTATTCCTCCTTCAAGCGAATAAGTTAATTTGTATAGGCCCCTTACGGCGACCTAAATATATTATATCATATTCTAGTCGTTTGGAATATCCCAATCGATATCCATATCGATCAGACCCTTTTCCCTTGCAATCTTACGTCCTTCTGGACTTAAATGAATAGTTGCTTCTAGGTTTTCGTCATATTCTATTTCAACTAAGCCATCTTCATATAATTCCATTAGGGATCTGTTTACATATTCTGTGTGAGACTGCCATAATTCTGGCGCTAAAGTTTCCGCATCTTCGCTAATGGCATAAATAAGCTCTCCATTTTCGTCCATGCCCTCTAAAGTAACTGCACCTATTTCCATATAATAAGCTAGTCTATCGGCATCGTATTGATCTTCTTCTTCGCTCACACCATCTCCTTTTGTGCAACAGGTAGGACTTGAACCTACGACTACCGAATTATGAGTTCGGGGCTCTAACCAACTAAGCTACTGTTGCCTAGTTTTATTATAACGTTCCGTCCTCATTCTTGTCAATAGTGCTCTCAACTACTTGTTGTACATAATCAGAAAAATGTTTTCTTATACTACCAGTAGGCCTATTGCCAATTGACTTCCAAATTCTTTTATACTCTATAACATTTGCAAAACTTGTTGGGCAAAGTATAACTCCTTGATATTCTTTTAATGTAGTAGGCAGAGGTACGTGTTTTCCACAACACTTGCATTCTTTAGCTCGCTCTTGATATACGCTCATATTATTTCCATTCCTTCTAGTGCATTTGATAAGTGTTGAGGCATTCTCGGTGCTCTTATCATATTAATAACATTTGTATCATCTTCATCTTCTCTGTCCCACTTTAGAGAACTGTATGTATGTATATCTATTTCTTCATTATTAGAAGGCCTGCTTCTTTTAATGGCATTAAATATAGCACCGCATACAGCATCAGCTAAATCTTTAGAACCCTTTCTAGGGTGATCAACCTTATCTCTCATAATTTTAAGCTGAAGCAATTCGTCTATTAGCAAAGGGATGTGGGGACCGTCTAGCCTGTCTTCTGCCACAACCATTGCCATGTCGTCATAGTGCTTTTTAGCAACAGATAAAGTTTCTGTATTAATTCCATACTGCTTTAATTGCTGCATCATGTCGTGAGAGTTCCATCTATCAAATGTACATATTCTTACTTTAAAACCCTTTGATCTTAAAGACAAGATATAATCTTTTACTTCTGTAAAGTCCACTGATTTGTCTGGAGTTGGAGTCCAATACCTTACAACATCTACTTCAACAATTGGTGCTGGCTGAGAATAGGTATCTGTTACCTTAACATTAACCCACTTCTTTACATGTGCCATTGCCACTGCACAATGGTCATGCTTTTGTGCAAGGTCAACGTGGATAAAGTATTCTTTATCTGGATCTGGCGCAAACCAATCTTCAAATCTTCCAAAGTTATCTACGGCTAGTGCAGTGTTCTTGAAGGCATTCTCAATCTTTTCTCTAGACTTAAAAAATGCGTCTACTGCATCTGTTGGCATACAGGCAAATCTTCCTAACGCATCTGTGTAATTTTTGTAGAAAGCAACCTTAAAGTCTTCAATTTTTCTTACTGGATTAACTTCCCACGTAGGTCTTTTTAAAGCGTACATCTTAGGATACTTGTATGAAATGATATGGTCTTCTTCCCACTCAATATCAAATTCATTACCTTCAGTTCCATCTGGAAGGTCTTCGTCTAATTTAAAATGATGAGTTCTAGTTACAACTTCTTTTTCTGCAACGACATCGTCATATCTTTGCTGTATATAATCATTCTTATATCTAGGAAATGAAAGAAGAATTACTTTACCAAAATCTGGGAAACGTGAGTCTACTGATGCCCTATACATATCATATATAGCCCCACCAGTTTTAGCCTGCTCGTGGCCGCTTGTATTTTCTGTGGCAAAGCCTGAGATCTCATCAAGAATGATTACGATAACGTTATATCCTTCCCAGGCCTCACGCTCTGAGTGACCTGAGTGTACTGTTATGGCTTTATCAAATTTCATCTCAGAAGCTTTTGCTTCATACTTCCCAGTAAACCATGGCGACTTATCTATTCGTGTTTTAAAACCCTTAAAGAATACGTTATTTGCCTGCTGCGAGTTGATTGCAATATTGATAATATCAATTGAGTCCCCAGGAGGCTTTCCATAATATGTTGCTGGATCTTTAAGGCACAACAGTAAATAAACTATGTATGCTACTGATATTGTAGAGCAGTAGTCTTTTCCAGATCCTTTTCCTAGCTGAGCAACAACTTCGTTAGCTGTTTGCTTAAACATTCTAACGCCTTCGTCTTCACCAAACAGTTTGACTAGTGTGGACTCTTTATAAATCTGTGAGCTTTTTTCAATAAGAGTATATTGGTGTTCGGATAGAGGCGGTAGTCCCAAATAATCGGGGCTTTGCACAAACGTTCTTAAGTCTACGGGGCGTTCATCAAACTCTTCGCCATCCAGCATGTCAATCAGATCATTAAAATTAAGATCCACTTGTGACCTCCGCATCAATAATAACAGGCTCGACTACTCCAGTTATTTGAGAAAGGCGCTTTGCAACCTCCATTTTACATTTAGGGCAGGTAGCCGTAACTTCTTTTAATATCTTTACGAGTATGTCTTGCTTCTTTTCTGTTTCCGCAATTTGTGTTGCCAGCTCTGCATTATCAAGTAGTCCTACTTCTTGAAGCATTCCAATTCGCTTGCCTTCAATATCTGCAATTAATTTTAATGCGCCAGACTTAACATTTAGCTGGCCCTGTGTGTCTGCATCCTCTACGGTTTTCCAAGCTTCTTTAATAAGCATTGCGTAGTGTCGGTCTGCTCCAGATATAGCCTCTTTAGCCCTGTCACGGGCCGCTGTGTCGTTGTGAGCAACTGTCTTCCACTCATCTATCAACTCAACTACTTCGGCCCTCTTAAAGCCTGTTATGGCGGCGATTTGGGTAGGGTTATTACCTTTAAGCAATTCTGACACAACAGTGTTCATGCGGTCAAAATGGTGGGTTAATTCTATATCAGACATATATTAGAGTATACTCCTAGTCGACTAAAAAATCAACCTAGTTTCGCTATTTTATATAGAATTAAATATCCAATTAAATCATCAATATCGTTATCTCCAGCGTATCCTTGGTTATTCTTAACTCTATTTAGTTTATCATCAATACGAACCTTTAATTGTTCTGTTGAATCCGCCGTTGAAAATATTCTTGCAGGCTCCAAGGCTGAGTTGCCATAGGATATATTTTTTTCAATAAGCATGTGAGCAATTTCATGACAGGTTCCCCATATTTTATTTCCAGCTGGTGCACCAACTGATCTTAAATACAAGTCACTGCAATTAAAGTTTGTTACATCTTCATATACTGGTTTTAACATTATTCCGCCCTCTTGTTTAATGTTGCAATAAAATGATCTTCAATTGGATTATTGGGATCTGTTGAGTACTCTATGGTGTCAATTATAAAATATTTCTCTACAATTGGCAATACCTGTGAGGCAGAATGATCAATCCATGTTCGACTATGCAAAACCAATCTGTCCACTATTTGAGACAGATCATTTAAATATGAATCTAATTCTAAGTCTTCAATGTGCTGGAACACTAAGCTTGCCAAAACTGTATCTATCTTGAAGCTTTTTACATACTCCCAGTCTGATGTGTAGGTTATATTTGACAGCTTGTTTTCTTCTGGAACTAGGTTGATCATGCTAGGAAGATCAAAAGAAATAACCTTATCATATGTTTCTGAAAGCGCTACTGAATTTCTTCCCACCCCGCAACCAAAGTCTAGGGCTGTTGATCCGCTTCCAAATAGAGACCTGACTTCATTGTACACTGGCATATCTTTAAATTGTCCTGTATATCCAGTAAGAATTAAATCTCCTGCTGTTTGTTCGTTAGCATTTAGCCATACATCTTTACTCATCGTTTTTTAATCAATCCAAACTGGTCTAGGTATCTCTGTATGGTCATAGCAGATACATTACATTCTTTTCCTATTTCCGTTACCGTTTTCTTTTGAACTATATATCTTCTATATAGCCACTCTTTGCTTTGATATAGTTTCATCGTTCTGTTAGAACCTTGTTAGCATAATGAGCAATTCCAAATGAATCTGCTACGTCGAAGTCGTTTAAACTAATGCTATATTTTTTATTAAAGTAGTCTACTGTTCTTTGTTTACGCATATTACGTAGCTGAGTTTTATACCAAGAGTCTGCGTAGCCTGGATTCTTTGCTCTTATACCCGCCTTCTCATCCTTTGTGGGGTTCTTGTTTCCAATGTATGCTTGCCAAGAACTTGGAGAAATTGTGATAACGCTAGAGCCAGTAGCCATAAGCTCAGCAATAACTACTCCGTAAACATAAGATAGTTTTATTACAGCATCGGGAGATCTTACAAGGATAGCGCCCTCTACAGCAATGTAGTCACTTTTTAACTCATCAAGCATTGCATGCATTTTAACCTTAGCATCATATATCTTTTCGTATATGTCTGAGCCAACCAGATCAACCTTACCCCACTTAAGAGGAATATCGTTTTCCATTAGGCAAAAAGCAATTGAGTTTGTAGAGGCGTCTATACCTAGCACCCTATTAGCCTTAGTCTTTACAAGGTCAGCTAATTTCATTTAGCCTGTCCAATATAGTAGATCTCTGCGTAATGTCTATTTTTTTCTGGCAAGATGCACAAAGAGTGGTGTCATTATATCTGCTAAGCTGTGCCCCGCATTTCTTACAGCCACGAGTTGCGCCCTGCCTAATTGCTTTCTTTTCATAATACTTTTCCATAATTCTTTTATTTGTTGCAACTCTGCAGCACTCGTCATTATGGTATTTTTGGTTATGTGTTTTTGGTTCAAACTCCTTAGCACAATCTTTGTTAGCGCAAATCATGTCTTGGGTACCGCAAACAATTCTATCTGAACGGTTCCGACTGGAGTTTCTTTTGAATAGCACTCTTTCTTTACTGGACAATATGTGCAGGGTAGCTTGTACTTGGATGCTCCTGCTGGCTTCATTGGAAGATCGCCATCCTTAAAGTTATCCCAAACTTCCATCATCCAGATAAAAGTATCTTCAATTATCTTAGTATTTTTTTCGTTCATTGAAATTGGAATAACTATAATCTCTTGGGTATTCTTGTTTTCATATAAAAAGAATCCTTCTTTTGCATTCTTCAACTTCATGTACGTCAAAAGCTGTAGCATGTGGTTTGGAGTTGGTTTCATTTCAGATTGACGAGCATCCCAAACCTCTTGCTTAGCAGTCTTGATTTCACCGATAACAGTCTCTCCATCGTATTCCATAATTAAATCTATGAAGCCACGAATAGGAGGATAGTCATTAATGATTTCTTCTTCTTCTGCTCTCCACTCAGGCATTGTCTTAATTAGATTCTGTAGTCTTTCATGTGCCTGTGTACCTTGTGCCATGTTAGCAACGGCAACTGCATCATTATCATCAATAAACATTGCACCACTAAATGCCATATACCAATATCTAGGGCAAGTTCCATGACCATACCCCAAAGAGCTAGGGCTAAATGACTTCTTGGTCATGTCTCCATCAGGACGCTTTGTATTTCTATACGCTTCATCAAGCAATGTGGCAAACTTTTCTGGATCAAAGAACTTACCTGTATGCTTTTTAAATTTAAGATTCTTTACTATGTCTCTAGCCATTATGTAATATCCTTCCAAAAAGCCGCTAGTAGGATAATAATGGGACCAAATATAATTGCAGCTTGTATCCAGCTCATGAGTTGTACCTAACCACATACTTAAGTGCATCTACTAGCTTGTCTATAGATTCCTTTAATGAGTAATAAACATTCTTTTTATTGTTATTTGTGGTTCCAGCTTTATCTTTTGCAATGGTTGAATAGTACGAAGCCATAACAGCAAACTTTGTCGACATTGCCTGTAACTCCATAATAAGCATAGGAGATTTAGCTGACGGAACATCTGGATTTAATAATAGCTTTACTACAATAGCCAAGGCCTTATCTAGGTGCTCATCCTTCATGAACTCGTGTAGATCATTAAACTCTGTGATCTGACTTATTAGCTCAAGGGTGTTTTTATCTTCCGCCATTTTTAATCCTCTTATCCCATTTATCTACAAACAAACCTAGTCCGTAACCAATTACAAAACAAGCTAAAGATATCAGTAGCATGCTAGTCATTGTTGTCCTCCCAAAACTGGATCAATTCTTCTAGAACTGCCCACTCAATAATTCCAAGTCTAACCTTGGAATCCGTTCCAATAATAATCTTTAATGCTGGGTGCATATCTCGATTAACTTTAAATGTATCTGTACATATCTTTGCCCAAACTTCTTTATTTAAAGTAAAAGATTTAGATGCTTCTTTATAGTCTACAAGAAACTGGTTCCATTTAGCATCACCCTTTTGATAATCCCCACGACCACTATTCTTTTGAGCCTTAGCACCATCTCTTTTTACTTCTGATCTTTCTGACACTAGTTAACCTTAAAAATTGTATTGTGTCCTTTAGAGCATGTCCAAGACATAACTAATTCTATTGGATCCCATGTGGCACCGTTGACATCTTCATCACACTTAGCACAGGCTTTAAGGCCTGGAATGCGTTCTAACTCATATTCCTTTTGCTTAATATCTTTATTTAAAAACTCATCTAGATTTGGCATCAATCTCCTCACGAAGTTTATCTGCAACTTCTTTATTATCTCTAAGATACTGAACTGCCTTAGCCCTACCTTGAAGTCTTTCTCCATTAACTGTATACCAAGCCCCGCCTTTTTCTACAACGCCACACATTTCTGCAACGTCTAGGGTTTCGCCTATTCCGTCTACACCAAGAGTTTCCCCTTGGTAATAAAAGTCGTATTGTCCCGATAGATTTGGGGGACCGAGTTTGTTGTAATCAATAATCCAGTTAACTGGTCGTCCAACCCTTTGTTCAATGATCTTGTCGCCAACTTTAACCCCAGCTTTAATAGCATTCGCCTCAGCCTCAGACGACCAGAGTTTAATGACAGTGGAAGAAAAAAACTTGACTGCCATGCCACCTGTGGGGATGTGACTAGCATGCATAGATCCAAATTGATTTCGTTGTTGTGAGATGAGTACAAGTAGTGTGTTTTTGTTTGCATAGTTTAACATCTTGACTGCGTGGGTCATATCCTTTGCTTCAGCGCCGATTTGCTTTGTATCTTGCAAATCTTTCATTTCATTTCCATCTTTTTCAAAATAAATTCCTGGCAATAGTGCAGATATAGAATCAACAACGATCATATCTACTCCAGCCTCCATAAGCTTTACGCCAACATCAACCATATCATTAACTGTCTTTGCTGGAGAATAAATTAACTTAGATGAGTCTACTCCCAAAGACTCCGCCCATGATTGATCGTAAGAAGCTTCGGCATCAATCCAAGCGCAAGTCTTGCCTTCTTTCTGTGCAATGGCTATCATCTGCAAACAAAAAGAAGATTTTCCAGCAGACTTATTTCCCCATACAAGGACCTGTCTGCCGTAACCTAGACCTCCACGAAGGGCCATATTTAGTCCAATGCTTGGTGTTTTTTGTTTTTCAACAACGACATTCTGTGCTGATTGAACTCTTGCTCTTGTTTTTGGATCTAGCTTTGCTAGTATATCATCTAGTGAAATTTTCATTATTGCTCTATTCTCTCTTCTTCTATTGTAGCATTTAAATTAGTTTTTGTCTCTCTTAAGCTAAATGTAAATGATGGATCTTCTTCGTTATAGTCAATAACTAATTCTTTTTCTGAATTACCTGCATCTAAAAATCTTAGGGTAGGAACTGTTAATTTACCGTACTCTTCTAAAACAGCAACCAAAACCTGATTTATACTTATAGATGTTACCAAGCCCTCGATATCGTCTGTCACTTTATTTCCTTTACCATTAAGGTGCCGTCATCTAGTTTAGACAAAACTACTTGGCACACCATTCCCTCACGCATTTTTGCTAAGGCAATTTTATACATACTAGAAAAAACAATAGCTCTAGTTAAATTCTTATCTTTATCTGACATTACAATGTGGGCCATAGTTTTCCCAGCCTTTGTTTTATACGGAGTAAAGTCTACCACAAAATACTGGTTTTCTTCAAGGGCATACTCTTTACGATATAGGAAATCTACAAATGAATCCTTAGATTGAGGATTGATGTCTTGCACCTTTACATACCTTGCAATTCTATTATCTCCAACCAATATAAAGTACATCTGATTAGTTTCAATTGGAGTTTGCTCATTATGGAATAGTCCAATAGATCCAGTCTCATCTACTAATTCAATTCTTGCCCAGCCATTTCCTCTTTTAATTGACTTAGCCATTCCAAACATAACGAATGAACCTAGGTCATCAAATTCAGAGATGGGCCTTGCTTGAGTTTTAATTCTTGGCGGTAAGTCTAGATTAAATGTAGGAATGCCTAGATACTCGTAGTAGTTATCTTTCTCATTGCCTGCTCTAGGATTATCTTCAAAAGCTGCTGCGCCAATTGCATTCAATGCTGATATCGCTCTGCTATTAATACCGCTTCCCTTTTTAGAAGCTTTCTCAATAAAATCCTTGTAATCTGTAAATGGCCTTTTGTCCATCAACTTGTTGGCAATGCTATCAGAAATAAATTTAACTTCTGCTAAACCAAATCTGATTGCATCTTTTTGCAAAGAAAAGTATATGTCTGACTCATTAATGTGTGGCAACAAAACCTTTAGGCCTAGTCTTTTAGCTTCAATTAAGTATTCTGTTCTTACGTCCTTGTCGTTTTCATTTTTAAGAATCGAGAACATAAATTCCAAAGGATAATAAGTCTTGAGCCAAGCAGTATAATAAGAGAGCATAGAGTAAGCAACAGCATGGGAACGGTTAAAAGAATACCCAGCATGAGCCTCGAAAGTATGCCATAGCGTTTCGGCTTGCTTCTTAGAAATGTGTTTTGAAGCCCCAACAATAAACCTATCTTTGAACTCGTCGAACTCTTTTGCATCCTTCTTCTTTCCAATAATTTTACGAACCTTGTCAGCCTCTGACCAGGTCATTCCTCCTAGGTGTACGCAGGCTTGCATAACCTGCTCTTGATAAATAATAACTCCGTATGTATTTTCGGTAAAGGGTTTCATGATAGGATGAATATACTGAACTGCTTCTTGACCGTGCTTACGCTTAATGTATGAAGCACCAACAGTATTCATAGCTCCTGGACGAACCAAAGCATTTGATGCTGCTAAGTCTTCAAACACGCTGACTCCCATTTTAATCAACAAGTTTGTATAAGGAGTTGCTTCAGCCTGAAATACTCCCTTTGTGTATCCTTCGCTCAGGGTTTTATAAACATTAGCATCATCTAAAGGAAGCTTAGATAAGTCAATCTTCTTTCCGCTTCTATCCTTAATAGACTTTAATGTATCTGAGATCACTGATAAAGTCTTAAGTCCTAGTGCATCTAGTTTAATAAGACCTATATCAGCAACCGTATCCATGTCGTATGCGACGACTGGAATTCTACCAGATACAGGATCGCTGGCATCTGCACGAGATTCTACTGGAGCAAACTTTCGTAAATCATCTTTAGCAACAACAACTCCAGCTGCGTGAACACCTACGCTTCTAATCTTTCCACGTAGTCTTTCTGCTAACCAAACAACTTCTGGGTACTTCATTCTAAATTCTTTTGTATTTGGTGAATCCATAAAGTCCTCAAAGGTGTCAATAGATTTCATTGCACGATTAACGTCAGACAACGGCACCATAAATACACGAGCAGCATCTCTAATAACTCCCTTATCTTTAAAATAAGTATATGTAGAAATAGATGCAACATGCTTAAACTTTTTCTTTAGATAGTCTTTTACCTCTTTGCGACGACGATCTTCAAAGTCTGTATCAATATCTGGAAAATCGTTACGTTCTGGGTTAATAAATCTAAAAAATAGAAGCCCATATTTAATTGGGTCAACGTCAGTAATTCCTAGCGCATAACAAACTAATGAGCCTGCTGCAGAGCCACGTCCTGGGCCAACCATAATATTATTTTCTTTTGCCCAGTTAATCATATCTGCAACAACCAAGAAATATGAGGCAAATGACTTATCTTTAATTACAGATAACTCTTCCTCAAGCCTATCTAGGTACTCTGTGCTATCCTGCAGATCTAGTGCTCTAAGGCCTTCTAAGGCCATCTCACGGAGTTTGTTGTGTGCATTGGTCTTAGGGACTGGGAGGAGGTCTAATCCACTGTTAAAATCGTATTCTCCAACCTTTTCAGCAATCTCCATAGTATTATCATATATATCTGTTCTGATAATTCCAGCCTTATTAAAGTCTGCTTCTATTTCTGCCCTTGTCTGGATAAATAAATTATAGTCGACAAATGAGATCTTTCTATCTGGGTATAGGTAATTGAACCTATCCAGCATATCCTTTATATTACGGGACATATCAAAGTCTGCTTCTTTATCAGACTTAGGGGATGTAGATAATATGAGCATTGCCTCTTCTAATACTCTATCTTCTTCTTTAGCAAAGTGGGCATCTCCTGTTGCCACCGCCTTAATTTTAAGTTTGTCTGCTAATTCTAAAAGGGCGGAGTTGATCTCCACAGGGTTATGTGATTGCACTTCCACGTAAAAATCTTGTCCGAAAGTTTGTTTAAAGCCTTTGAGAAGAAGTTCTGCTTCCTCCATGTTACCTTTATCGATAGCCTT